ACTGGGCACGCTCCGACTATTACAGTCGCGGCGCAGGACCAAACGGTATCTCCTGGCGCCGGTCAATTGAGTCTCGAGGGTTACGCCCCGGCCGTCAGCGTCACGACGAACAGTTATGTAATCCCCGACAAAGGGGACCTGACGCTCACCGGCCATGCCCCGGCCGTCATTGTCGGGATATCGGTTGATCCCGCGACCGGGGAGCTCACCCTTACTGGGTACGCGCCCGCGGTCTCGGTAACGCAGAACGCATACGTCAATCCCGAGACCGGGGCGCTAATCCTGGTTGGTCATGCGCCGACGGTCGCGAACTCGTCCGCCGTTGCCGTGCAGGCCCAGGGCGCCGTGGGCGGACGGCGCAGGCGCAGATGGCAAGTTGAGCACAAGGACGAACTGTACGAATTCGACTCCGCGCAGGATGCGTTTGCGTGGCTGCAGATGCAGGAGCGCGAAGAACTCAAGCCAGTCGCGCCGAGGCGGCGCGGACGCACAAGGCTCGTCAGAACCCCTCAGGCGGTGTTCTACGACGGGGTTGATGTGACCCACCTCAGGGTGGGCAAGTTGACGCTGGCGCAGTCTTTCCGGGCCTCAACCGATTGGGCGATGGTGAGGAAGGCCATGGAGGACTACTTTGATGACGAGGCGGCGCAAATCGCGGTCGTCCTGCACTGAGGGGAACAATGAGCGGGGTCATCCCGGTAAAGATCGTGACGGCGGGGCAGGCGACCCATGTCCAACTGCTTGGGACCGAGCGCGGCTCTTTGGGTAACTGCAGGCTGCGGGTCATCGATACCGCCGCGAAGGCCGCAGGCGTGGCGGGCGGGCTGGTGCCGATGACGCAGGCGACCTACGACGCCCTGATTGCTGCGGGGGCGAAAGCCGGGTGAGCCCAACAGACCGGGCCGAATACGCGCGGGCGATCCAGGAAAACCCCGCCTACAAGGAAGCCCTAGAGGCGGTCAAGGCAGAGATTTACCGCATGTTCGGGACATCCGGGCCGAATGAAAAAGAGGCAAGAGAGCACTATTGGCGGCTGCACGAGGCGATGGCCATGTTCGAGCGGGTTCTCGCCGGGTACATCAAGACTGGTGAGCTCGAGGAGATGAAGGCGCGAGAGGAAGAAACCCGGGCGCAGAGGGCCGTGAAGGTCTTCAAGCGCTTCGGCAATTTCACGTAGAGGATCTATGGCAGACCAGACTGGGCAAGTTCAGGCCCCCGATACCAGCGAAGCAGGAATTCTCGCCCGCATTCAAGGCTCGATGTACCCGCAGGAAACTCAGGCCGCACAGCAACCGCGGGCGGCCGACGGGAAATTCGTGGCGCAGCCTCCTGAAGAGCCGGAGGCGCCGGTCGATACAACTCCCGTTCCGGAGGGGCAGGACGAAGGCGGAACTGCGCCTGCAGAGCAGGCCGCCGCCGAGCAGCAGGAGGTTTCTTGGGACGAACTGAAGGAATACAGGCTCAAGGTCCCCATGAAAGCCGGGGACCGGGAGTGGGATGAGGAGGTGAGCATCGCCCAGCTTCGTGATGAGAGGCTGATGCGCAATGACTACAACCGGAAACTAGAGGAATTCAACGCGCAGAAGGCCCAACTGGAGAACCAGCGGCAATCTGAGCGTGAGCAACTGCGGCAGGCAGCCATCGCGGAACTGACAACCTATGAACAGGCTCTGTTCCACATGGTCGCGCCGCAATTCAGGAACGTCGATATGAACGCGCTGGCGCAAAGCGATCCCGCCCAGTGGGCCGCGATGCAGCAGTACCAGCAGAATTTCAATCAGACGCTCTACGCATTACGGACGCAAAGGCAGCAGTTGGAAAGCCAACAGCAGCAGGAGCAAGGCCAGGCCCGCCAGAAAGCAGTAGATGCGGCAACCCGGGCGCTCGCGGACAAGATCCCCGGCTGGAACGCTGACCTCGACAAATCACTCGCCAAGACTGCCGTGGACACCTACGGCTTCCGCGCGGATGAGTTAGCTGCGGGCTTCGTGCCAATCGCGGACGCACGCACCCTGGAGATCATGCATGACGCCTATCAGTGGCGTCAGTTGCAGGCTCAGAAACCTCTCGTCACCAAGAAGGTGATCGAGGCGCCCAAGGTCCTCAAACCCGGCGCCAAGCGCGATCCCGGCGCGGATCGGATGAAGGCTCAGGAAACGCTGCGTGCAGAAATCCGCAAGACCGGCGGCAAGGGCGAAAAAGGTGAAGCTGCCCTGGCTGCCTTCTTACGGCAGAGAATGTTCGGGAGCTGATTCACCCGGCTCCCGGATTCGGGAGCTTTAAATGACTGTTCCTACTGGTACGTTCCAGACGTACCAAGCAATCGGCGACCGGGAAGACCTCTCGGATGTCATCTGGGATATTTCTCCGACTGGACTTTCGGTCCGTTGACGTAGTCGCGCATGCTGCGTCAAATGAAAACCCCGTGAATTCGGCGGACACCCTTCGGGGCAATGCCGAGCCAAGTTCGCGGCGAAAGCCGCTTGAAGGTGTAACGACTAGGGGACGAGCCTACCGGCGATGGGTGGGTGACTGCGAATTCTGCAAGGTTGTCATCTCCAAGAGGTGGAGTGATATAACTGGCAGAGCGCATTTGTTCTGCTCAAAGCGCTGTGCCGGGAAGTGGAAAGCACTTCACGGCTTGGTGCCAAGCCAACGGCGGTAATTTCCCCCACGAGACCGGGGCGCGAAAGCGAAGACATAGTCTGACCTCTTGGGAAACCGAGAGAAGCGCAGGATAAAGAGCCCGCGCGATAACAGGGGTGGAAACCCCATTCACGACCCGCATCGCCAAGATCAAGGCGAAAGCGGTGCTGCACGAATGGCAGACCGACGCCCTCGACGCTGCGGCTACCAATGCGCAGGTTGAAGGTGATGATGCCGCGACGAACACGGCAACTCCGACCGTTCGTCTGCGGAACTACACGCAGATCTTCTCCAAGACCGCTCGAGTCGCCGGCACGCAAGAGGCCGTAGACAAGGCGGGGCGTGAATCGGAGATGAGCTACCAAGTCATGAAGCGGACAAAGGAGCTCCGCCGCGACCTGGAGTTTGCGTGCGTCAACAACCGCGCCTCTTCGGCCGGCTCGGCGTCTGTTGGTCGGACGCTCGCCGGTGTCGAGTCGTGGCTGGCGACGAACAAGACGACGGTCGGGACGACCGTCACGAGTGCGACGGTCCCGGGGTATTCCTCCGGCACCGTTGCCTCGCCGACCGACGCCTCCGTTACTGGGTCGTTCACTGAGGCGAGCCTGAAGGCGGTTATCCAGGCTTGCTATGAGCAAGGCGGTGACCCCACCATGCTCATGGTGAATCCGGGGACGAAGGTGAAGATGTCTACCGCTCACACGGGTCTTGCGACTCGCTTCCGTGACGTTCCGTCGCGGCAGCAGGCGCAGATCATCGCGGGCGCGGATGTCTACGTCTCGGACTTCGGCGCGCATACCATCGTTCCGAACCGCTTCATGCGGACCTCGGGCGGTGTGACCGCTGGCGCCATCACGACCTACGGCGTGTGTCTGGTGCTCGATCCGGAGTACTGGGCGCTTGCGCAACTTCGTCCCTTCCGGCAGTGGGATCTTGCGAAGACCGGCGATTCCGAGAGGAAGCAGCTCCTCATGGAAGTCACGCTGGTTTCCCGCAACGAGAAAGCTTCCGGGCAGGTGCGCGATATCAACTACGCCATCTAAGCAGTTCTTACGGGGCCGGGTGGGGAAACTCACCCGGCATTTTTTTGAAGCGACTTCTAAGCCACGACCCGTTAACCGGCACTCAAGAGTGGTTTCACTACGATCCCACGACCAGGGAAACCACGATTGAGACCGTCAACCCCGATCTGACGCCAGCACTGGAGTGGACTGCGGCGAGGCGGAACGACGATGATTACTGGAAGGGCGGCGTGAAGCGGGAGATGGCCCATTACGGGCACGTCCCGAACGATATTCTCCTCAAGTGGCATGTCATGGGTGTTCCGATCGGCGACCCGAACGCGCTCTTGCACATGCTGAACCGGCCCGAGTGGGCATACCTGAAGACAACGAACAAGGTGGTTGTTGGCCGTTCCTGAGCTGGATCTTCGCGCTGTTATCGACTTGGTCGATTCCGGCGACTATCCAACAGCGCAAAACGTGGCCTCCGGGTTGTTGAGAGAGAACCCGAACAATCCGGCGGTCATTGCTACGATGGCCTATGTGCTTTACACAATCGATGAGCACGGGCTGGGGTACAACCTGATGCGCCGGGTGATAGACATGCTTCCTGCGAACTCCGTGCATCTCAACTCGATGGGGATGCATGCTCTTGGGTGCATGGACTACGACGAGGCCGAGAACTACCTGAGGCGGGCGCTGAAGTCCGACCCGGAGAACTGGCGGGCGATGTCCAATCTCGCCCTGACCTACATACACAAGTGCCAGCCGGGGCTAGCCCTTGAGTGGGCTTACAAGACAATCCGATATGTCCCCGACGACGAGAATATCCGGGAGATCATGGGGTATGCCCATCTCATGATGGGGCAGTGGGAGGAGGGTTTCGGTAACTATGAGTACTGCGTCGGGAGCAAGATCCGAGCGGTCAGATTCCCGCAGTTCCCCCGATGGAAGGGAGGGCCTTGTGAAACGCTCATCGTCCAGGGCGAGCAGGGGATCGGGGATGAGGTTTCGTTTGCATCCGTAATACCAAGCATCAAGGAAGTTGGGCGAGTCGTTCTGGAGTGCGACAAGCGGTTGGAAGGTCTTTTCAGGCGGTCGTTTGACTGCGAGGTATACGGCACTAGAGGAGAAAAGTCTCCTGAATGGCTGGCGACGGTCGGCGAAGCCAAGCAATGCCTCATCGGATCTTTAAGCACACAGTATCGGAAAGCAGATGGAGATTTTCCCGGCACACCTTATCTCGTGGCTGACCCTGAGCGCCGCATACAGTGGCGCGCGCTCTTGGGCAGTCTCGGAGCAAGACCAAAAGTCGGAATCGCATGGCGAGGCGGAAGAGCGCACACCAGGCGAAAGCACAGAAGCCTCAGACTAGAAGAACTCCTGCCGATCCTCCGGCAGGACTGCGACTTTATCAGTCTCGAGTACCAGACTCCCGGGGTGGAGATCGAGGAATTCGAGAAGAAGCATGGCATCAACATCCGTCACTGGGAGCGGGCCGTCCAATCGAGGGACTATGACGACACCGCGGCGCTGGTGGCGGAGCTGGACTTGGTTATTTCCGTCCAGACCGCGGTGGTTCATCTTGCCGGCGGACTGGGCAAGGATACGTGGGTGCTGGTTCCAAGACTCCCGCTGTGGCGGTATGGACTACACGTAGACAACGTCCCCTGGTACGCAAGCGTGAAGCTCTTCCGCCAGAAGGCGGAATGGGCCAAGCCGATCAATAAGATTGCAGAAAGCCTTGAACGCCGTTTACGACCTCAGTAGATACCCGGCGAACTTCAATTTTCTGGAGTTCCTGGTTGCGGCCACGACTCGCGGAGCGACGCACATCGCCTTCAACGAAGAGAATGGGGTTCGGCCGAAGTTCTCTCTGATTCAGACGATGGAGAGGTTGGAGAGCATCGTATTTCCTTCGTGTAAGTTTGCGGGCTGTACCTATGGGGCGGGTTCTGAGGGGATCGACCCCGGCTACCACATTTCCGCGGTTATGAAGGCGTGGAAGGATACCGGGCGGATACGGAAGTTGACGCCTCCAGAGCCCATTCCCTGCAAGTACACGGTCACGTTGAGGGACTACGACAGATTCCCGCAGCGGAATTCGAACCGCGAGGTCTGGCTCGAGTTCGCGCGGGAGATTGGCGCAGTCGTGATTGACGACTGGTATAGGAAGAAGATCACGATAGAAAAACGCTTCGCCTTGTATGCCGGGGCGGACATGAACTTCATGGTTGCCACCGGGCCGTCGGCGTTGTGCATGTTCTCGGAAGTCCCATACTGCATCTGGCTGAAGGCCCCGAACAAGGCATACCACCAAGAGCACGGGTTCCCGGTCGGCTCACAACTTCCTTGGGCGAATGATCGGCAGGTATGCCTTTGGGAGGAAGACAGCCGGGAGAATCTGAGGAAGTGGGTCTAGGCGACTGGGTGATGGCAACTGCGGATGCCCGCAGAGCGCATGCCAAGTGGGGCGTTAGGTGCGTATTCGGGGATGGGAAGACGGCGTATTGGTCCGAGGTATTCATAGGCAATCCGAAGATTGCCAGACGTGAAGAGCTAAAACCCAATGAGCAGTTCGCGTGGGTTCCGAACTTCCCGACGAACCGGCCCTATATCGAGCGGCTGGAGCGCGGGAAATTCCATTACCGCAAGGCGTTCAAAGCGGAGCCGGGCGAGCTCTACGTCGATAGAGTAAAGCGTGATTACATCGTTGTAGAGCCCAATATTGCCCCGAAGTACACCGGCCCCAATAAGGACTGGGGCTGGGAGAATTGGGTCAGCCTCTCTAAACAGCTTTCCGGGGAACTGGTACAGCTCGGTCCCGTAGGGACCCGGACCCTGAAGAGGGCCCGCCATATTGTCACCCCGCGGTTCCGTGACGCCCTGAAGGCGCTCGCTGGCGCGAAGTTGCTGATTACTACCGATGGCGCGCTACACCATGCGGCGGCGGCGCTAGGCATTTCTGCGGTGGTCATTTGGGGCGGCGTCGCGTCCCCTAGAAACTTGGGCTACGACAGCCACACGAACCTGTGGAGCGAGAACGAGCCATGCGGGACGTTCTGGAGCGAGTGCGGGCACTGCAGGGAGGCTTTGGCGCAGATCAAGGTAAGTGACGTTCTGGAGGCGGCAGATGAACGTCAAAGAGTTGAAGCTTAGGCTCGCACTCATCTGTCAGAACCACTTCCCGATACCTCTTTACTGGGGCTTTGAATCCCCCGCGATATTTGAGGCCAAGCCTCCGTTCGTATATCTCGATCATGCGTACTTTGATCGGGGCTACGACAAGATGAACTTCCGGGTGGTCCTGAACGGGATTCACCAGACGAAGGCCCGATACGACCTTCCTGGCGATAGGACGAAGCGATTCTGTCCATTCCCAAGGCCGTGGAGGAAGGGGGACAAAGTAATCGTCATCCCGGCGCAACCCAATCCGGCGAGGCTTCATGGCGCAAAAGATTGGACCGATAGAACGATCGAGACTCTTAAGAAGCACACAGACAGAGAAATCATCGTCAAGGACAAGCCCGGCCCCCCGCTCGCATCGCTTCTTGGCGATGCTTGGGCGGTTGTCTCGCACTCGTCTGTGGCTGGGGTTGAGGCGGCTTACAACGGAACTCCAGTCTTCGGTCCACCGTGCAGTCCGGCTTACTACGTCGGAGAAGAAGAGCTTTCGGAAATCGAGAGTCCGGCGACCCCTGACCGGGAAGCATGGTTGAGGACACTTAGCTATTCGCAATGGCACCTGTCGGAGATCGTGAGTGGAGAGGCGTGGGCGACTTTAGAGGCGATGAATCATGAGTATTTCGACGCTGGCCGAGCTAAAGACCGCTATGACCAATTGGAGCAAGCGGTCCGACCTGTCGTCGTTCCATGACGATCTGATCCTTGTCGCGGAAAAATGGATCTTCCGTCACGCGCGCATTCGTTCGATGGAGACGGCTCTGAGCGACACAATCTCGAGCGGCGTCATATCGGTCCCGTCCGATTACTTGGCGCTGAAGCACGCGAGAATCACTGGCTCGGAGGACCGCCGGTTGACCATGAAGGCAGCGGACTGGATCTATAGTCAATATCCGACGCGATCCAGCAACTCCAAGCCTTACTACATCGCCGCGGACGGGGCCAACTTCATCTTTGGCCCATACCCGGATTCCGATTACTCGGTATCCGGGGTGTACTACGCGCGCCCCGCGTCGATCCTCTCGTCGGTGACGACGTTCTTTACCGACAACGCGGACCTGTATCTGTGGGCGAGCCTCACCGAGCTCGAGCCGTTCCTGAAGAATGACAAGCGGATTGATGTCTGGAGGGCGAAGCGGGACATGGTGCTTGGGGACACGAACAATCAGGACAAGGCCGGGATCTACTCCGGCGGTCCGCTGCATATTTCGGTCGTGTAGTGGCGCTCATCGCGTTCATCGGGTACGCCCCCGATGCGGACCCGACGACCCCGGGAGTCATTCTCGACTGCAATGCGATGCTGCCCTCCACCAAGGGGATGAAAGCCGCGCCCTCTGCAGTAAGTACAGGGCTTACCTTGGCCGCGGCGTCAAGGGGGGCGGCGACGGTCAGGAAGCTCGACGGATCGACCCGGGTATTCGCTGGCTCCGCATCGAGGCTCTATGAAGCCTCTGGCGGGGCATGGACGGACAGGACCGTAGACACTGCCGGCTATTCGCTGTCAGGCGAATACCGCTGGCGATTCGCCCAGTTCGGGGATGTGACGCTCGCCGCCGCAAAGACGGACATCATGCAGCGGTCAACAGATGGGGCGTTCTCGAGGGTCTCGACCTCGCCCGCCATTAAGGCGGCGATCATCGAGACGGTCGAGAATTTCGTCATGGCGTTCGATACGTCAGACACCGCCTTCGGTGACTCGCCTAACCGATGGTGGTGCAGCGCGATCAGGGACTATACGGACTGGACACCAGCAGTCGCGACGCAATGCGCATCCAACACGCTGGTTGCCACGCCAGGGCGGATCACCGCGGGGAAGCGGTTCGGGGAAACGATCATTGCGTACAAGCTCCGCTCCATGTATCGGGGGACATATGTGGGGCAACCCGATATCTGGATCTGGCCGGTCATCCCCGGGGATATTGGCGCGCTCTGTAATGAGGCGGTGGTGGATATCGGGACGGGTGATTTCCCCCTGCATGCATTCATGTCCGATCACGACTTCTATGTGTATGACGGCTCACGGCCTCGGTCCATCGGGGACAGTCGGGTAAGGGACCTGGTTTTCAACGAGATCAACCACGGCAAGCAGGCTTCTGTCATCGGGCAGCATGACCGGGCAAATTCCGTGGTGCGTTGGTATTACCCGGTGGCCGATTCGGTTAACCCAGAGAAATGTATCGTCTGGAACTACCGGACGAACAAGTGGGGCCGCGACGACAGGCAGATCGAGGCGGCGCTGGAGTACATCGCCGCGGGGTTGACCTACGATCAACTAGGGTCAAGTTACGCAACGTATCACGACCTGCCGGATGCGCCATTTGATTCTGCGTTTGCGGGGTCGGATACGGCCAGGACGGCGGTGTTCAACACCAACCACCAACTCGTGACGCTCGACGGGACTCCGGGGGCAAGTTCACTTACCACGGGCGATCTTGGGGACGACGCCACGTTCACCTGCGTCCACAGGATTCGCCCGCGGTTCTCCACCGCCCCAACATCGGCGAGTTTGACAAACTACTACCGCATCAACCTCGGTGATAGCCTGATCGCGGATAGCGGGGCGTCGTTGGAGAGCGGGAAATTCGATTTCATGAGAGAGGCGAGATGGCATCGTTTCCTGATGCAGTTTAGCGGCGCTGTCGAACTGTCCGGATACACGCCGGTCATGACCGCAGAGGGCGAGGAATGAAACTAGCTCTCGCCAACAGAGTCCCGCGAACGTATGACCCCGGGACATTTGCCGATCTGTTCGGCCAGATTGAGAGGCTGGCGAACCTCATTACCGACGGGAAACTCGCCGGGGCCAACAACGCATACACCGCGGCTCCGACGACCGGGACATGGATGCAAGGGGATTTCGTGAGGAAGAGCAACATCACCGAGGCCGGCGCCGGCGGCTCGAAGTACATCATCATCGGGTGGTACTGCTCTGCCTCCGGGACACCGGGGGCGTGGCTTGAAGCAAGAGCTCTGACAGGCAATTGATCGCGGTCCCGCCCTCGGACGTCGCCTCTTACTGGCCGGCAGTCAGGAAGGAGCTCGATAGGTTATCGCGGCGCGGGACGGACGGCTGGATCCCGGAGGACGTGTATCTTCTGCTGCGGACGAACGCAGCAACGCTCTACGTCCAGGACGGGGTGGAGGGCTTTGCGATCCTCCAGCTTTTCCCGAACTACTCGGGGAAAAGGCTCCATATCTGGATCGCCTGCCTCAAGGACGACCCTCTCAGGTTCATGGATGAGATTGTGGCGCTGGCCAGGCAGTACGGGGCAAGCAAGATCACGTATGAGTCTCCCAGGGCGGGATGGGCAAAGCGAGCAGAAAGGCTAGGGTTCAAGGCGATGGCGACGATGTACGAAAGGAGGCTGTGATGCGCGGCGGCGGCGGGAGCTCTGCTCCATCAAGCACGACGACAGTTACCAAGCAGGAATTGCCGGCGTATGCCCAGCCGTATGCCGAGCAGCTCCTGTCGAGAGGGACGGCGCTTTCGCAAGAGGGATACCAACCGTATACGGGGCAGCGGATCGCGGATATGACGCCGGAGACGCAGGCCGGGCTTGCGATGCAGACGAGCCGCGCCCTGTCCGGCTCTCCCGCCGTGCAAGCCGCCCAACAGGCCGTCACCGATACTGCCGCGGGCAGGTATCTCGATCCGACGAGCAACCCCGGCTACCAGACGGCGATGCGGGATGTGCAGGGGCGAATCAACAACCAGTTTTCCCGCCCCGGGTCGTTCGGCGGGACGGCGCATCAGGAAGTGCTGACCCGCGGGCTGGGTGATACGGCCGCTCAACTGTACTCCGGGGAGCGGCTGAACCAACTGCGGGCGGCGGGGATGGCCCCGCAGCTCGCCCAGCAGGATTATGCGGACGCGACGGCGCTCCTCCAGGCCGGCGATGTGTACGGGCAGAGAGAACAGGACTTGCTGAATCTCGGATATGAAAATTGGGCGCAGCAGCAGAACTTTCCTTTCCAGCAATTGGACGTGCTTTCCAACGCCCTTGCCGGTTCCACGGGCGGGCGCAGCACGACGATCGGGTCCGGCTCCGCGCCGGTGCAGTACAACCGCGCGGCAAATGTGCTTGGTGGTGGTTTGCTGGGCGCAGGGCTTGGCTCGATGGCTCCGAGTGCGTTGGGTGGATATGCGCCTTGGCTGGGCGCAGGCCTTGGCGCTCTTGGTGGTTTGGCCTTCTGAGGGGAAAAAATATGATGGGTGGCGCCGAAGTGCCTCTTGCAATGGCAGCGATGGAAGCAGCTCCAACTGCTGCAGCGCTTGGCTCTGGGCTTGCGGCCGGCGGTAGCGGCCTTGGCCTGACAGCCGGCATTCCTGCCGCTGCCGCGGGGATGGGCGGGGCTCAAGGGCTGATTGCTCCCGCGGGGGCGATGTTTGCCGGCGGGGCCCTTCCGGCCGCGATGTCGGCAAGCGGCGCCGCGGCGCCTCTTGCGGCGAGCTTTGGGTTGCCGGCGGCATCTACCGGGCTGTCAGGTCTGTTTGGGGCGAAAGATCTCCTGAGCCTCGGGATGAATGCCCCCAAGATGGGGCAGCCGGAAAGAGGTACTCCGCAGAATCCGATGGTCACGGCGCCCCAGGCCCCGCCGCCAAACGTTCTCCCGTTCTCGAGCCTGAATCCGTATCTCAGGTCTGGACGGAAGGTGTACTGACATGGACTACGCCGGCCTGTTGGGGCAGTTCCAACCCAACGAGGAGGACCGCCGGAAGGCGATTCAGATGGGGCTGCTTCAGGCGGGGCTGGGGATTCTCGCCGGTAATCAGCAGAGGAACCTCGGTCCCGCTCTTGGTGCGGGTGGGCTGGCCGGGATGCAGGCGTACAACCAGGCGCTACAGCAGGGGCCTCAACAGAGAATGGCCCAGATCCCGGTCGCGATGAAACTTGCTGAGCTGCAGCAGGACGCCGCTAGAAGGGCAGCGCTTGGGCGTGTCATGCCAAACCAGGGCGGGATGCTCCAGACTGGTGGACAACCTGCGCGGTTCGATAGGGCGGCTGCGAGCGAATACCTCTCTCTTGGTGGAGACCCGGCGAAGCTCAAAGCCCTGAGGGATCTGGACGAAGAGCAGAAGCCGATGACACTTGCTCCTGGGGCGACTGTTTACGACCCGCGCCAAGGACGAGCAGTATTCACCGCGCCGAACAAGCCGGACCAGAGCTCGCTTGCCGCGCTCCTCGCCGAGTATCAAGTTCTTCCGGCCAACGACCCACGGCGGTCGTTCTACGAGGACGCGATCCGGAAATCCACGACACACGCCCCGCCGATAAGGGTCGAGAACTACCCCGCTCCGATAGCGGTAATCGACCCCAGAACCGGGCAGCCGACGATGGTGCAGTTCACGAACGCCGGGCGGGCCGTTGATACTGGCTTCCGTCCAATAGCGGAAGCAAAGCCGCCGACCGAGGGCGAGCGCGTTGCTGGTGGTTACGCGGATCGGATGATCGGGGCTGAAAGCATCATCGAGCGCGTTGGCGCGGAAGGCTATCCGTCCCTCACGACGGACGTGGCCGGCAAGGTCCCCGTTGTTGGTCGCTACGCGCAAACCAAGGCGATGACGCCGGACCAGCAGATGGTCCGCCAAGCTCAGGAGGACTGGGTAAGAGCAAAACTTCGCAAGGAGTCAGGGGCTGTGATTGGAAAGGATGAGATGCAGGCCGAGATCGACACGTATTTCCCGAGGCCTGGCGACCTTCCTCAAACGATCGCTCAGAAAGCCGCTGCCAGACAGACTGCTACTCGAGCCATGACTACGCAGGCCGGTAAAGCCGCTCCGCAAGGTCAGCAAGCAGACCCGGTAGTTATTGATTTTAGCAAATTGAAGAGGAATAGATGAGGGTTCGCCTTCCAGACGGCACCGTAATCGACAACGTGCCGGATGGAACTTCCCAGAAAGACTTGCTTGATACGCTGGCCCAGAACGGTTACGACGTTGGGCCCATTCAGCGCAGGTTCATGTTCCAGGTCGGGGACATTCAAGGGGCGGCGAAAAAGGCCGGCGAGGAACTCTCGCTTGGGCAGAAGATCGGGGCGGGTCTAGGATCTGCCGCGCAGAAGATGGCTGCTGGGTTGGGCCAGCTGCATCAGTATTCCCCGATTGGAATGCTGACAAACAACTGGCTCGGGAAACAGGTTGCGCCCAGTCAAGAGGCGCTAGACGTTGCGAAGGCTACTGTCCAGGGGGCCGGGCCTGTCGCGCAAGGTGCCGACATCGCCGGGGGCGTTGCGCTCACCGCTGCAATTCCTGCGCGGGTTTTCGGCCTTGCTCCTACCAGGGGTAAGGCGATCCTGGATACGGCGCTCACTTCCGGGCTGATTACGGGCGCGACGACCCCGGGGGATCTGGCGACCAGAGCGAAAGAGGCGGGGATCTCTGCGGGGATGTCCGCTATCGCGCCGGCTGTTCTGGGTATTGGTCAAGCCGGGCGACGAATTTCGACAAAGGAGGGGCGGCAGCTCGCCAAAGCGGAACAACTTCGCCAGGAAATTGGCGAGCAGGCATCGGAAGACCTGGTGTCCAAGCTTCGTGCGCCATACGCCAATGCGGCGCTTGGCGTCGCGCCGACCGCTGCGATGAAGACGCAGAACCCTACGCTGGAGGCGCTCGAGCTCGGCTCCCGCGTCAAGAGGCCTGATCTTTATTCTGCGCTTGATGAGGCTAACGCGGTAAGGCGGTGGGATGCTTTGCAAGGCATTGCAAAGGATCAGGGCGCGCTAAGGGCGGCCGAAGGAACGAGAGAACGCATTACCTCTGGGCTGAGAGAAGAGGCGCTCGGACTTGCCGGGCAGAGGCAGGGGTTCGAGGCGCCAGTCGGTCGCGCGGTTGCCGACCTCATGACCGGCCCCTCTCGTTCAAATCCGGGCATGCAGAAGATGGCGAATTATGTGCTTGGCGAACTTGAGCAGGGCGTTACGCCGCAACAGCTTTACACGATACGAAAGACTCTCACGGACGCCGTCCCGATGGGGACCGAGCTCGGCGCGAGCATCAAGATGGCGCGGGCCGAGAGAATGAAATTGGTTGGCGCGATTGACGATGCTTTGGACCAAGCCTCTGGCGGCGCATGGCGGCTGTACCTCAAATCCTACGGAGGTTTCTCGCAGCCCATTACTTCGATGAAGGCCGGGCAAGCAATCTCGGATGTGTTTCAGCACACGCCTAACCGGACTTCTATGGCAACTGGCGGCGTACCGGTCATGACTCCCGCCGCATTATCCCGGGCTACCGAGAACTTCGGTGAGAGGCAATTCGGAGGGCAGACGATCTCCCGGATTACGCCCGAAGAAAGGGGCCTGCTGGGCAGCATCGTCAATGACCTGCAGAGGCAACAAGCGGTAATGAAGGCGCGCGGAGTCGTCGGCTCAGACACGGCGGCAAAGATCGCGGCAGCCGATCGTGGGGATGCGGTCGCTGCCGGGCTGCTGGGACAGGCAGTAGACCGGGCCACTGGTTTGCCGGTTGGGGGCTTGCTTGCCGGGCAGGCATCCAGGGGCTTGCAGAAGAAAAAAGAGGAGGCATTGGCCGCAATCCTTCAGGACCCCGCTGCGCTTGCCAAGGCGCTGGAAGATGCAGCCAGGGCGCAACGAATGATGGCCGCAGCGTCTGGAGTTTCTCGATTTACCCGAGGGCCTAGCGGCAACTAGTCGAGTATGCGCCGCCTCCTAGCGGGGCGCTCACGCAATTCTGTTGTTGCGGTTGTTGCGGTTGCGAGGAAATCAGTATTCCAGCTCCCAAACCCATTAGGGTCATGGCGCGCTGCTGTTGAGCAGCATAGACGGCCCCGCAGCCCCTCGGGTCCCAGCCGCGGAGTTCGATTTCTCTGACGGCGACTCGAGCAGACTCTCTGTCGCCGCTAATGGCGGCGGCGCAGAGCGCATCGACTCCTGCGCGGCGGGCTGCGTCCGGCGTCATTGCGCACCCTGCCAGAAGCAATGCAGCAAGAACGTATCGCATAGTCCCTCCTTCGAGAGGCTAATACCCTATCACAAGCCGCCCCTGGCGGCTTTTTCATTGGAGCTAGGCCAAATTGGCTGCACCTTCGCGCATCACTGATCTGTCGGCGACCGCATCAAGCAACAGCCCATCCGGCGGTGAAACTGTAGGGACGGGGCTGGACGACTATCTCCGCGGAATTCAGGCGGTTATCAGAGGGGATCTGGCGACCAAGGGGGCCGATATTGCTGCGGCTTCCACTACCGATCTTGGGGCGGTTCAGGGGCTATCCCACGACATCACCGGCACGACCACGATTACCTCATTTGGGACGGTCGCGGCCGGCGTCTGGAAAATCATCAAATTCGAGGGCGCGCTGACCCTCACCCACAACGCGACCTCTTTGATTCTCCCCGGCGGGGCAAATATCACAACCGCCGATGGCGATGTGGCGATTGTCTGCTCCGAAGGCAGCGGTAATTGGCGGTGCAATCACTACCAGCGGGCCGCTTCCAGCGCGTTACAGAATCAGTCCGGCGCATCGGTGGCGATCACTGGCGGCTCGATCACAGGGATTACCGATCTCGCGATTGCCGATGGCGGTACGGGGGCGAGCACGGCAGCCGGCGCCTTCGCGAACCTCAAGCAAGCCGCGAGCGACAGCGCATCCGGAGTGCTCGAAGTGGCCGTGCAGTCGGAGATGGAGGCGGCCTCTTCTACGACGCTTGCAGTCACACCCGGACGCCAGCACTACCACCCCGGCATGGCGAAGGCGTGGGGCTATGTAGGCAGCAACGGAACCTTAATAGCCGGATACAACTGCGCCTCAGCCAAGGGCAGCACTGGCGCTTACAGCATTACCTTTACCACAGCGCTGTCCAGCGCCAACTATTGTGTCATTGTGACTGGCGGGAACGTCTCCGGCTCTGGGAACACGCTGGCATGCTTCGACCCCACGTCTTTGGCGACCACCGGGTTTACGGTGATTCATACGGGGAATACATTCATCACCCTAGCTGACTCCCCGTTTACGTTTGTGGTGTTTGGGGACATGTAATGCGTGCCCTCTCTCGCGGCGAGCCGCTACCGCTCCAGAACCACAGTTTTCGCGAGCGGCCCGGAATCGACATCGTGTTCCGCGGCGGGCAAGTCCACGATCCTCTTAACGGTCAATGGTTCGGCCCGAAGTGGCCGACCGTCGTGATCTCCTTCTTCTGTCCTATCCGGGTCCTTCCCTTCATCCGCTGGCGGTTCGGGCGGCTGGCTGGCTATCTCGGTTTCAAGGCCTACGGCGTTGACGACCCGCGCTACCTGAACTGGATCTCCAAAGAGCACGTCTTCTCGGGCAGCGTAGCTCTTTGTCTATCGGCGCGACTTGACGCGGATGATCACTGACGATGGACGTGGTCAAGATCATTGAGGCCATCTTCTCGATCGGGAATCTCCCGGTTTCGGTGCTCCTCGTCGTCAACGGCGCGCTCCTGTGGCAGTTCCGCGAGTGGCGAATCGAGGTTCGCGAGGACAACAAGGCGCTCGTCGAAGCGTTGACGAAGAACACCGAGATGATGCAGCGGCAATCCCTCCTGATCGCCGCAGTCACCGGGAAAGCTCCGTGAAGCTCCGCGAAGCCATCAGGAGGAATCGCGAGGCAACCGAGGCCCTGACGAGGGAAATCGAGGATGCGTCCAAGCGGACGCTGAACGGCAAACACTACTTACTGAGCGAGGTGATCTATGGACGTGGCAGCAATGGCAAGTCAGCCGGTGTCATTCGGCGCGCTGGTGGTGATGGTGCTCCTCGCGGCGGGGGCGATCTGGGCGTTCCAGGCGGCGTTCAAGAGCGGAACACGCGAGACGAAGGTTGACGCCTGGTTCGACAAGATTCTCGCCGACCCGCAAGTTCCCTCCGGCGTGAAGGCGCTCGCGCAGAAAGCGAAGGAACTCGAGCTCACCAAGGCCGCGGGCGAGATCAAGGCATTCGTCGACCCGCGCGTCGATCAGATCCTCGCAACGCTCGAAGAACTCAAAACGAAGCTTCCCAAATGAACTGGCTCAACAATCTCATCGCCTCTAACCCGAAGCAGGCGATGCTTTATGCCTTCTTTGCCGGCTTCGGCGCAAAGGCGTTCGGGTGGGAGTTCGTGTCATGGCTGCTCGCGTTTGTGTCTTCCTCGTAATCCTTCTGTGGTCTAGCGCGCCGCTCGGCGCGGTCGTCGCATCCGCCTCCTCGGCGGATCGCTCAGTCAACGTCCAGTTGACCGACGAGAAGTGCAAGATCCCCGTCCCCCCGGGGCTTGAAAAACACCTCACCAAGCATGCGACGTGGACCGACACCAAGGTCTACCGCGGGTGTTGGGGCGAGCACCCGCAGAGCAAGGATCACGTG